TGGTTCCGTTCGTGCCATCAGCGCCGTCCGACCCCTGAAGAGATGCGAGCCAAGCGGCCTCAGTCCCGACGAAACCGTTGTTGACCGCGACCTGGTAAGCCGAGTCGCCGTCAGCACCGTCAGTGCCATTCGCGCCATCGACACCATCGGTACCGTTCGTACCATTGGTGCCGTTCGTCCCGTTGGCTCCGGGAGCACCCGGGGCGCCGTCAGCACCATCGGCGCCCTGAAGATCCTCAAGCCATTCCTCAACAGTGCCCACAAACCCATTCGCCACCGCAACGTCATACGCCGACGCGCCCGGCGTGCCAGGCTGACCAGTCGGCACCCGGACAACGACTGTCTCAACGACAGGAACCCGAACAACATCGGTCATCTCGTCACATCCAGTCGCCACTTCGTCTTAGCTCGAGTGAGAGTGCGCACGCTGGGTAGCGCCGCCTGGATGTCGAACACGCCAGAATCGCCCATCGCGCGCGTCTGCGCCTCCGATGCCCCGAGGGTGATGACCCCAGCCGCCGACGCACTGGCGTCGACAGTGAGGCTGATGGCGAGAGAGTCGTCCGACTCGGCGACGGGACGCCACTGCGAGCTCCACGACGACAAGCCCGACAAGTCGTCCGGTTCCCACGTGTCAGCATTCGCGGGGTCTAGCGCAAGCCACTGCTGGACCGTACCCGCGTACCCGGCAGCGACCGCCGCCGTGTAACCCGTGTACTCCCCGAACTCGAACGACTGCGACCACGCATCACCCGCATACACGTTGTAAGGGGTGGAATCGATGAACACTTCAGCCATTACGTCCCCTCAGTTCCTCTTCCAGACTTTCGATGCGTGCCAGCAGCGCCGCGATCTGTGCCGTGTGCAGCCCCAGCTTGTCGATACCCGCCGGCTCACCCGCGTCATCGACGACAAGGAACCGCTCAGCGTCCGTCCCCACAAGGTCGTCAGCCATCGGGCCGATATGCCGCCGACCGTCTCCCTCGATGTACTCCCACTCGAACACCTCGGGGAACACCGAAACGAGGCGCGGCGCCGGCTTGATTTCACACTTCAAGTGACGGGCAGACGGGTTCGAGAACGTCCCATTGACCACAAGATTCCCCGGGACAGACACCTGCTGCCCAGACCTACCCAGACGAACCTGATCCGCCTGCGTCGTAACCGCGTTCTCACCAACCGCCGTCGACCGCAAATGCAAAGCATCAGCAGACCACCCGAGCGCCGTCGCCGTCTCGTACTGCGCATACGAACGCCCACCAAGCGCGACCGCACCAAACCCGTCAGCAGTCGCCGCAGTACCAACCGCAACAGCCTCATCCGCATCCGGTTCAGTGATCGTCGAAGCCTTCGCCTCAAACCCGATCGCAACCGACGCGTACCCGTCCGCTAGACCATCGGTACCCAACAGGATGGAATCGCCACCAGCACCCGCATGAGAACTATCCCCAGGAGCGTCCGCAGTGCCAGCCTCGAGCCGTTCAACACGCTTCTTCAACCTGCGAGTCTCAGCGCTTGGGTCCGAAGGATCATCAAGCGGCATCATGCACCTCCGGAGTCACCGTCATACCCATAGAACCCGACAAAGCCACCACACGAAGATGCTTCGTACCAGCCGACAACCGCTCGTGTCCAGACGCGACCGTCGCCCCCAGCAGACTCCCCGGCGCAGCGAACTCCGGCCCGTCCGGATAGATGTTCAACCCAAACGACCACGCCGATGTCGGGAATTGCAGCGCCGCGAACGTGTGATCCGCCGCAGCCTGCAACCGATCCGGGTCAGTCACGTCAGCGAAGTCAACCCACGTATCCCGGACACTGATCGCAGCCGGCCCCTCAATACCACCCGCGAACGCAGCCGCAGAAATCGCAGACTTCCCACCACCACTGAACGCAGCAACACCAGTCATCTGCCGAACCACGTCCCGCGTGACCTTCAAGTCAAGCACCGGAGACGAATCCCCACGAATATCGAACGTCGTCTCCGAACCGATCTCCACCACCGGAGAACCAACAAGCGTCTCAAACCGCAGGTTCCCGCCAGTCAGATACGGGCGCAAGAACACCTCGCAACCATCGTCCTCAACCTGCTGAAGATGGTCCTCAATCTTCAACCGCTCGTTGAACTTCCAGTCCGCAGAGAACCCCCCCGACCCATCAGCAGGACGGTCAATCGGCAGGTACGCGATCGCGAACAACGGATCGAAGATGGCACGCACAGCACCCGACCGTGACTTGCTCGTCACAGTCAGCACGGAGTTTGTCGGGTGGTAGGCGGACACCGGCCACATCATGCGGTCGTTGAAATACGCCCCACGCAGCTCAGTGCTCGCAAGACTCACAGTCCGAGACTTGTCGTCCCACACATCCCGCTGAATGACACCCGCATACGCCACATAATCGGTAGCCGACCACTCCTGAGTGATCGTGTACCGATTCCCAAGCGTCAGCTCTTCCAGATCCGCCTGAGACAGACCCGACCCGAACGCACGCACCGTGTGATACGCCGAACCCTGCCCAGTGATCCGCGTCTCCCAATCGGCATCACTGCACGGAAGCGTCCCCGCATACGCACCATCATGCGTGTAGTAGACCTTATTCACCCACGTCACGGGAGCAACACCTTCGTCGGATCAGGAGCCCACAACTGCAACCGGTACCGTGCCCGGGTCCCATACATCTCGATGACAACCTCCGGGGAACCGTGCCGGCGAACCTCCGCCGTGTACGTCCCCGTCGCCTGCTCAACCGCGAACGTATCCATCCCGCCATCCGCAAGCAGATCCTCAAGCGCCTTCATCGCAACCTCAAACGCCGCAGGATCGTCGTCAGTCAGGATGAGTCCCGTGAGAGTGATGAGCCTTGGCCCGAGGTATCCGGGGGCGTCGAAGTCGCCGTCGCCGTTCGGGCGTGCGATGGTCTCGCGACGCATCTCCACACCCTCAAACCAGCCCTTCAACCCGTCACGCTCAATCGTGTACGTTGCCGCACCCTCACCGCCAACGAACGTCAGCCCACCAAGAGTCGCGTTCATCAGTTCCCCCTAGCTGCGAACGCCATCCGCTCCGCAGCGATACGGGCGATCTGCGCCTCACTCATCCCCGGCGCCGGCTGAATGATCTGCGTGACATCGACAGTTGACACGGCACCCCCACCGGAACCCCACCTAGGCATCGGAGCCGCGTACTGAGGCTGAACCTCGCCACCATCCGCATACGCGCGGATACGCCCACCGTTGTTGATGTAATGCAGCAGCGCCTTGTTCCGCTGCGCCGCATCCGTGTTCACAACGAACTCACCCGTAGCGGCATGGATCAGAACGTTGTCCCGCCGCGACGGGCGCCCGGGGATCTCTCCACCGTCCGCGAACCCGCCCGCGGTACCATCGCCCGCCGCACCCTCACGCGTCGCCCGGTACACGATCGAACCCTTGAGCGTCCCGTACCGCGTCATGAAGCTGTCGATCGTCGTAGCGGCCGAGGCCGTATCAGCGATGATCTTCATCTGCTTCTCGTCCGGCAGCGCGAACACCTTGTCAGCGAGCGCCTGCACCTCATCAGCGTTGTACCCAGCCTCGAGAGCCGAGTCAATGAACGCCTGACGCTGAGCCGCAAGAGTGCCCAGATAGTTGTCCGTCGCCTTGTCCGCACCCACCGTCGCCGAATCAACCTCAAGCTGCGCGAGAGCGGCATCCTGCGCCTTGCTCGCAACATCAGCGAGCATCGCCGCGTTAGCCGAACCAGACTCAGTGGTCTCATCCAACGTCAGAATGAAACCGTCCAGAGTCCCAACGAACCCATCCAGGGTGCCGTTAGCGTCAAGGAACGCCTTCTTCTGCAAGTCGATGAACGCTTCCTTCTGCCGATCCACCTCATCGCTGATGCCGGCAAGGGCCGACTGGTACGCGGCGTTCGTGCTGACCGCGTCCTGCCCGATCCCGTTCGCCTCATTGATGGTGTCGATCAGTTCCCGAAGGTTCGTCTGAAGCTCCTCAGCCTGAGCCGCAGCATCCTTATACGCAGTCGCCGCATCCGTCGTCTTGTCCGCCGACACATCAGCCGCAGCAGCCTGGTCCTCAAGGTTCTTATCGGCACGCTCGAGCCCGTCAGACAGCGCGTTGACCGTGTTCACAGAGTTAGCGATCGACGGGTCAAACGGGTTCCCGTTGGCGTAGTCGTACAGCTTCTGCCGCAGATCCTCGACAGCGTCGCCACCCTCAAGAATCGCCTCAGTGAGCTCCTTCTGAGAGATACCCGCATTCTTGGCTCCGTCGAACGCGCCAGCCTCAGCAAGCTTCTTCGCAACCAGTTCCCGCGTGTAGTCAGTGACCGCACCAGTCGTCTGATCCAGAGACTCCTCGAACTCCGAAGCGGTAGCAGTGGCCTCAGCCTGACGCTGCGCCCAAATCGAGAACGCCGTACCAGCAAGAGCCAGCGCACCAGTCGCCAGACCGATACCCCGCGCCGCAGACGCCCCCGAAATGTTCAGCGTCGACATCGCCAGCTTGAACTGTGCAATCTTCGGCACCGCCAACAGCGCCGCACCACCCACGAGACCAACAGCAGCAACAATCCCAGTGATCTGAGTGGCAACACCCAGAACAGGCGCGGGGAGCTGACCGATCGCGTCGACAATGCCCGTCGCACCCTGAGTGATCGACCGGAGAAGATCGTTGACACCAGAACCCGACTTGATGAGCGCAGTGTCGATCGCGCCGCCCAGCTTCTCCACATCACCGGTCAGGTTGTTCAACCGGTCAGCGGCAACCTTCGCCGCATACCCGGAATCGTTCGTCTGATCGATGTACTTCCGGATACCAGCAGAACCCTCGTCATACAGAACGTTCGCAACACGCAGCGCATCGTTACCGAAAATCTGCGCCAGGGCCGCGTTACGGGTCTCATCCGTCAGCGAACCAAGGTTCTCGTCCAACTGGCCGGCGATCTCATCGAACGCGAGCATCTGCCCGTTTGTGTCATAGAAGGAAAGGTTGTACTCCTCCATGATCTTGCGGGCCTTGTCAGTTGGCGCCTGGAGCGCGATGAGCGCGGCCTTCAGCGAAGTACCCGCATCCGAGCCCAGCAGACCCGCGTCAGCGAACGCCGCCAGCGTGCCCGTGGTGTCCTCAATTGAGTGACCTGCACCATTCGCGACCAGACCCACCTGACCAAGCGCGGCCGACAGATCCTCAACATCACCAACAGCCTTACCCGCACCAGCCGCGAGAAGATCAGCCACGTGAGGGATGTCTTCACCCTCAAGGTTGAACTGCTTCAGAGCGATAGCCGCGATACCCGCAGCCTCAGCAACCTCAAGTTGACCCGCCGCCGCAAGATCCAGCGCACCAGCCAGACCGCCACCAAGGATCTGCTCAGTAGTCAGACCAGCCTTACCCAGTTCCTCGATCGCGTTCGCCGCCTCAGTGGCAGAGAACACCGTCGAAGCACCCGCCTCGAGCGCCGCCTCACGCAGCAGGCCCATGTTCTCGGCCGACTCCTGCGTCGCCGCCTGCACATTCGACATCGCCTGGTCGAACTCAGCGAACTTCGCAACAGCGATACCGAACGCCACCGCAGCAACCGCACCGATCGCAGCGACACCAGCGCCGACCTCAGTCATCGCCTGATGCTGCTTCTCGAGCTTCGCCGCAGCCTTCGCCGCTTCGTCCCCAACCTTCGCGGTCGAGTCCTGAGCCCGCTTCATGTCGGCAATGTAGGAATTGACGGACGCCGTAAGCGTGACCTTTGTCTGGCGGTCGGCCAAGA